ACTTGTGGCGGCTCATGCTTTGCCCTTCTGGCACCCTGGACACGGCCGGCCGCACGGGATGCCATGTACACAAGGCCACCAGTCAGCCGCGAAGTCTGGGCAGGGGTGCTCAGGAGTGATCACCCCACGGTCCCCGGGGCGCGGTCTCTCACACCCTCGCTCCGTCGACACCGCTGTGGAGCTCATGTGGGAGTATCATGATTTTAGCTATTGCAGTATCCGCTGCATTCGTTGTCGAATAATTCGAGTTGGTCGAGGTCGTTGTATGACTCTGCGAGTGGTGTGCGTGAGGGGTGGAGGTAGGGCGTTCCCTTGAGTATTCCGAGACTCCACATGTCATCACCTGTGCGTTTTTTTCCTGTGCGAATTCGTTCTTGGGCCGCTTTTGCTTGTTCCCGAGTTATTTTCGGAACCGTACGGAGCCATTGGTCGAATTCCACCACGTCTGAGAATTCCTCTGGGCGTCGTTTCCTCATTTCTGCGAAGTAGCGTGGGGAGTGGAATGGGCAACCACTACAACTACTTTTCACGGGTTGTCGTCCGAGGACTTTTTCTGAGTATCGTTTGCAATCTTCTCGACTCCACCCAAGTTCGATGAGGGGCCACCTGACGGTCTCCCATTTTTCTTGGCTTGGTTTCATTCTACTGACTTCATCGGTGGAAATTCCAATCCACGTTTCGAGGTGGTGCCTCCATCTTTGCCCTTTTCTGTAACCCAGTCGGCGTCTGATTTCCTTACGGATTGGTTCGATTTTGTAATTGTCAGTGCATTGTCGCGGGATGAGCGCATTAGACCCGTCTGGCTGTTTGAGGTGGAGCGGCATCGTGGATGCGCCTCGTGGTGTGCGTATTGATCCGGCCGTGACAGTGCAGAGTTCCAGGTCGTGGTCTTTGGCCCAGTCGATCATGTCCTTCAGGTGTGCCATGACTTCCTTGGGCTCCCATTGGGTGTCTGCGAAGATCGCCACGTCTGGGCGTTCACCTCCTGGGAGGTCGCCTCGACATGCGGCGAGCATGAGCGCCGTGGATTGCACTCCGGCTCCGAAGGAGAGAACTTTATATGTATCACCCTGTGGAATAGTCATTGCATTACCTCCCAGCGGACCGCTCAGACGCCCCTGGGGACACGCCCGCAACTCTTCGCCCTCTACGAGGACGTCAGACTCCAGCCCGCTCCACTTGCAATGGCGATCTGAGCAGCGAAGGCGCTTTCTCATCCCGTGGTCGCTCCCTTCTGACAGGCTGGACAGCGCCGGCCGAGCGGCACCCCATGTACACAAGGCCACCAGTCCGCCTGAAAGTCTGGGCTGGGGTGCTCAGGAGTGATCACCCCACGGTCCCCGGGGCGCGGTCTCTCACACCCGCGCTCCGTCGACACCGCTGTGGAACCGCCACGTCTCACCGTGGACCCACTACAGCTCGCCGTCATGCCGGCACCCCAAAGTCCAGCGCACGCTGGGCGAGACGCTTCGCCGCGACCAGGTTCATGCCGCGCCCCATAAATTGGGCTGATCGCACGATAGGCAGGCAGGAGAGAACCAGATCGCCTCTTTGTTAGTAGTCTTCGAGCCGTTATAAGTGAACCGACCACGGTCCCATTGTTTGATAGACCACTCGTCTGGTAGGCTGTAGTCGCCGATGTGCCCACAGAGCGCAACTCGCAGATCGGCGTGATCACGCGCCCACGACTCCACCTTGTCCGCTACACCGATAGCCGTATACACCGACTCATACGCCCGGTATGGAGGGTCGAGAAACACCGCCGTATCGGTGCCGCCATAGTGCGAATTGAGACACCGATCCCACTCGCCGTGGATCAGCCGAACGCGCTCAAGCCGGCGCGACAGAGACGTTAACCACTTGTACGCCACCTCAGCCGACGGCCCCCTCCCGGCATTGCCCACATGGGGAATCTGGCCGACGGCCTGCACGCCCATCCCGGCATCGCTCACATGGGGAATCTGGCCGACGGCCTGCACGCCCATCCCGGCATCGCTCACATGGGGAATCTGGCCGACCCAATCGCACCACCCGGAACCAATCCAACAGCATTGACCCCAGAGCCACCAGCCGGCAATCTTGGCGTCCCCAGGCCAGTCCGCCTCCTGTAAACCAGCGAGGTCTCCGCGATGTTCCATCAGCCACCGATGTCGCGCCCCGAGGTCGACATGGCTGACCGGATACGTCGCCCACATCGCGACGTCATCAGGCTGGTGCTGGGTCGCTCGCCAGAAGTTTGCGACAAACCCGTTGACGTCGTTTACCACCTCCAGGGACGCCGGCTCGCTTGCCGCGAGGAGCATAGCCGCTGAGCCACAGAACGGCTCGATGTAGTGTTTGGGACGACCGAGCCGCGACCATACACAGTCGACCACGGATCGCTTCCCGCCAAACCAGGGGAACGGTGCGTTCACACCCACCCCCGTCGCTCCCGATCGGCCTGAATAGACCGCGCCTGCTCATTCATACCGGCCACTCCTCCTCGAGCCGCGCCAGGTTCGCCGCATGGACCCGGTCATAGATGGCTTTGCGCTGGGGCGTGTCCTGCCACTGGGGCTTGACGATCGCGGATATCTCAGCAAGGCTCGCAAACTCCGACTCGCGGGTGCGTGTGCCTGTGGGCCGCTCCTCGCGCTCATGCTCGACCGGCTCGGCTCTGGCATAGTTGTCGAACCGGGCCCGGAAAAACTCGAAACAGTGGTGCGTCTCCACCACGCGGTGGTCGCGCTCGGCCAGATACCGCTCGAGCCGGGCTGAGAACTCCTCCTGGCCCACGGCGTCGATCAACTCCTTGCACTGCTTGCCCTCTTTGCCGCCGGCCTTGCGGAACGTGAGGCCAGGCCAGCGCAGTGCCCGGCGGTCGATGAACTCGCCTAGTGGGGTGGAGCTCATGATGTTGGCAGCTCGCGGTCGCCAGAGATCAGGACCAGTGGATCACTCACGGCACGATCTCCTCACAGGGCGGGACCGGCTCCCACTCCTCATATTTCAGCCAGACCAGCGCGAGAAACCGGGTCACCTTGCTGTGGCTGCGGATGTAGAGCCGTTCAGCGCGGGTGTGTGCGTCGTCCATTTCCATCGCGTAAACCTCTACGACGTACGTACGTCACGACACTTTTGTACCTCATTAGGTACGTCTTCTCGCATTTCCTACCCGACAGAAATGAGGACCAGGGCGCGAAAGTGTCGCCAACGCCCTTCCCTGGATTTGGTACTGGCTCGCTTCGGGTTGCCAGCGTTACCCAGTGAGACCGCTTTCGCTGTCTCGACGCAATTTATCCGCGGCGCGATGGCACGATCGGCAAAGCCAGATCACGCTAATAAGCTCGCTGTAATCGTCATGATGGGCCTCGATAGGTCCCATTTCCGAACTGCAACGCATGCATTTATCGGGTTTGCGAAGCACGCCATTCTCAAGGGCCGTTTGGACCGCCCGCTGCGCCTTGCGCTGTCGCTGCGTCGCGTAAGGGTGGTGTCCAAATATCTTCGCCCGGCGACGTGATGACTCCCTGCTTAACTCGCGACTTCTCTCAATATTCGAGTAGTACTGTCGTCTCGTCCGAACCAAACGGCATTTTTTACAACTCGCCTCCCTGCCGCTTTTCACGGTCGGGTTCAGATAGAAATTACCGACCGGCTGGAGAACACCACATGCTCGGCACGTTTTTGTCATAGCTGGTCCTAGCCAATCGAGCCCCCTCTATTCGGTCACTGGGTCTCGGCGCGGGTTGTGCTGCTGATGTGGCGGCGTGGTAAGATCCCCGGTGAGGGATCTACAGTGTCGCTGTCACTCAGCGGTGCTACTCTCGACGGCCCTGGGGCAACCACCCCCCGGGGCCACATTTATTCTACGCCCTTTCTAGTCTCGGTCAAGTCCAAGTTCTCCGGCGAGGTAGCGGTAGGCGGCTGCGGCCTGCTGGGGGACCACGCCGTTCCCCAGGAGTCGGAGCCGCTGCGTGCGGAACTCCAGCGCGCGCTGGACCAAAACATCGGCCACCCCATCAGCGTCTCGACAAACAGGGGCGAGAGCCGGTGCGAGTTCGGGGCGCTCGGCAAGGATGGCTGACCAGGCGGCGCGGTCTCCTGGCCCTGGTGGAAACGCACCGACTCGACCGTCAACTGTTTGCCCAGCGGCCGAGAGTAGGCACCCACCCTCGCGCTGCGGGCCTCCCAACTCTCGATTGACTCCCTGTCGTTCGGGGTCGGCCACAGCTTCGCGACGTTCTCCAGCCCCACCTGCCGCTTGCCCGCTTCCGTTTGCCCCTTCGCCGCCACGGCCTCGGGTGTCAGCGTGCGGCCGCCGTTCGGCACGTCTGGTGTCGGCCACTCTCTCTGTGCCTCCCTTGAGAGATCCCGGCGCTGTGATGTACCGCCCCCCTCCGAATTGCCCGTCTGTGGCGTGGCCCAGTTTCTCACCCGGATGGTCCTCGGCGTGGTCCAGGCACTCGCAGAACTGCTCAGGTCGTCCGATAGCATCCCCGCCGCGTTGACACTCCCCCTCTTGACCTTGTTCGCCCACGCTTGTGATCCCTGGCGTGTCGGCGCTCGCGAGTCGCCATCCCTTGCACTCGCGGTGGGCCAGGACAAAGATCCGCTCTCGTTGATGCGGTGCGCCAACGTCCGATGCCTTGATGAGCGTCTCCGCAACTCGGTAGCCCAGTCGTTCCAACTCTGATCGGACCACCATGTAAGCGGGTCGCCCATCTGCCTGTCGGGTGGAAACAAGGGCTGCGACGTTCTCCAGAAAGACGAGAGCCGGTCGCGCCCCGTTGATAACCCTGCGGACCTGCGGCCAGAGGTGTCGGCTATCGTCGTCAGCTTGGCGCTTCCCGGCTGCGGAGAAGGGCTGACACGGGAATCCCGCAGAGAGGAGATCCACGCAGCCACGCCAGCGTCGGCCGTCGAAGGTCGTAAGGTCGTCCCAGACAGGAGCCGGATGTAGCCGCCCTTCTTCCATGCGCGCGACCAGGACCGCGGCGGCGTAGGCTTCCCGCTCAACGTAACAGACGGTGCGGTAGGAATCTCCAACGGCGAGGCTGATCCCCAACTCGAGCCCGCCACCTCCGGCACATACAGCCAACCCATGGATCACCGCCCCCCCACGTCTATCACCACCCGCACCGGCTCAGGCGCCACAGGCACCGGATCGGGCGCCATGGCGTCGAGTGCGCCGCCCAACAGGGCGAGCAGGACCAGCGCCCAGAAGGCATACGCGACGTCCTGGGCCGTCGCTGGACGGCTGTAGGGGCTAGGACCGCGCACGATGGCCTCCCGTGCGGCTCGAGAACATACTGATATGCGGCCCGTTGGTCGGTGACCCCACCGTGGGCCCCTCATAGGTCGAGGCCACGTTCTCCTTGCCATAGCCGACCGGCAGGACGCGCCGCAGAGACTCGGCGCTGAGTTGGCTGCCGCGCTGGCTCCCGGTCAGGGTGGGGGCTTGTGGGTCGACGCGGTCAAGATAGCCATCCCAGTCAACCACGTAGTGCACCCCCCCGTAACACACAGCCCGTCGGTGTCTGCGATCCACTAGTCGTCCTCCCCCGATGCTCCTGGGTGCTGGGCGGCGTACTCGCCCCATCCAACGCCCTTCCATCCAGCCGTCCAGGCCCGTGCGACCTTGCCGATGTAGGGGTTGAACCAGACCGGCTGACCCGCAGCCCTGGCCCGTGCCCCTCGCCGCCGGGCCTCGAAGACCTCCACCGTGCCCATCTTCTCGCCGGTCTTCTTGCGTCGCCGGTCGACGTCCTCGTCTGTCAGGTGCAGGAATCCCATCTACTGCTGTCCCCTCGTGCTCCACCACTGCGCCACGAGGCCCACCGTGAGACCCACTGCGACGACGATGTAAACCGTGGTCATATGCCTAACTCGCCAGCGAGCCTGATATAGGCCGCTGATGCCTGCTGGGGCACGACCCCATTCCCCAGGAGTCGGAGTCGCTGCTGCTGCGCCGCCCTGGATGTCTGGCCCTTGGGGAACCCGTACGGCGAGGCCGGCTGCTGACCGGTGCCGTGCTTGATCACCTTGATCACTGGTCGTCCCCGTTGCGCCGGGCGTCGATGGCATCATCGACCGCCTTATCGCACAACCCGGCGTCCCGCTCGTCGCAGTCTCGACAGCGGGGCTCATACTCCGCTGGGTTGTCGTGCGTCTGCCGCCGCGTCTGGCACAGATACCAGTCCCGCGTGGTCTGCTGGCACCAGTCGCACGTTTCTATGTTCATGAGACTAGAACGGGATCTCGTCGATGCCGAGCGGCGCGGCGTCGTTGCCCGTCAGCACCGGCGACCCGAGCGGTTCGGCTGGTGCCTCTGCCGGCGCGGCGGGTGCGACCGGTTCGGGCACCATCTGCACCCGGATGCAGTTGACCGGCTTCCCCTGAAACTCGGTCGTGTCCTTGGCCAGCGTGATCTGATGGCCGCCCCACTGGTCGGTGTCGGGCTGGTGCGTGACCGCGGCGATCCTATTAAAATTGGTCTTATTCAACACCAACGTGCGCTCGGTGTTGCGGAACGTGACGATCGGCTTCACGTCCTTGTCTGAGCCTTGCCCGACCTCGCCCATGGCCACCGACACGATCGTGAGCCGTGCCGGTCCCTTCTCGAGGTCTTCCCATTTAAGATGCGCTCCGGGGAATGCGTCGTTTGCCTTCATGCGGTGGTGCCTCCTCTGTTGGTGAACGTGTCGAACGGGGTGGTGGTCTGTTGTGGCTGCGAGCCGCGCGCAGCGAGCGCGTGGTGCAGCGCGTATTTGAACGGGGATAGCGTCAGCGAGCCAATGACCCGCAGCACGCTGTCCAGTTCGCGGGCCTCCTCCAGCGAGAGACGCCCGATCGAGATCCACGCGCCGCCAGGCTTCGACAGCACACGGATCAACTCACCGTGGATGGGGTCCAAGAGAATATTGGCCCACCGGCTCGCATGAATGCTGTCGAGCGCGTTGACCAACGCCCAGGCTTCGTCATAGGCCAGTCGGCTGATGCCGATCCACTCGTCGGCGTGGCAGTCGATCCCGCGCATCTCCCGGTCCACCAGCGCCATGACCGTGACATCGCCACCCGGAGCCTCGGCGGGACCGTGCCGGCGCACGTCCATCTCGAGCGGGTGCGTGCCGCGGGCGTTGGTGCGCCTCATACTGGGTCACTCCGCCGGTCGCGCTCGGCATGGTCGAGGTATGCGTCCACGATGGCATCGACAAACGGCGTGCCAAGGTCGCGGGGACCGGCGTCGCGGGCGTAGTGCCGGGCCACGGTGTCCACCTCCTCGGCCTCGACGTTGGTCATGCGGATAGCGATCCGCGCCCAGCGCAGCAAGGCGGCCACCTCCTCGGTAGGAGTGGAGCCGATGCCGTCGTAGCCCAACGACTGGGCCAGGGATGTCGCCACATTCAGCACGGCGATCGGTTGCCCGCCGAGGTCGGGGTTCCACGAGCGGGCGGCCGTTTGTGATAGTCTTGGGGTTGCCAAACTGCACCTCCTCTGTTTGTGGGGCCCGGTAGATGTCCACTCTACTGGGCCCCGTTTTTCGTTCAGGTCAAGTCCGGGAACAATTCAACACGCGGCACCGCGAGCACCGCCGACAGCTTGAGCTGTTGCGCGGGGTCCGGGTCCGCCGTGCCCCGTTCCCACTTCCACAGCGTGGTGGGGGACACATCGAGCAGCACGGCTAGTTCGCCCTGCCGCAGTGTGCGCGCTTTCCGCGCGGTGGTCAGTGTGGTGCGAGCCATGCGAACAGCTTACCACACCCCACGCCTAAAGTGTAAATTATTTATTACCGGTGGGCTTATTGCGCTTGTGCTTCACCGCTGAATGGAGCCCCATGCCGGTCAGCAGGCTCCCCAACGCCACCTCGGCGGCCTGCTGGGACGGTTGCCACATCCATGACATGAAGACCGCGAGGCTCTCCGGCGGTGAGTCGTAGACCGCACAGCCAGACACGATCGTGAGCAGCCCCACCAGGAAGGCGCGCAACAGTTCGGTCTGGATCGGGGTCATTGTTCCGGGGGTGGCCAGACGGGATCGGGGAGGTGGCGCCGCTGGGCCCAGTTGTCCCGCCACGCCTTCCAGCCACACAGGCGCAGCACCAGAAACCGGAACCAGGCGATCGGGTCGAGCCACCGCACCGGCGAGCGCGTCATGCTCGAGCACAGCATCAGCCAGTCCGCTTGACGGCGAGAGACGATCTCGAACGAGCCCGGCCGAGGCACAAAACCGCTCCGGTTGGCATTGCCGGCGGCGACACTGGCGACGGTCTGCCGGGTGCGGTAGTGCACATCGTGTTCCAGGCAGGCCGCCCGGTACAGTTCACTCGCTGGGCCTGAGCATCCGTCGGCCCCCAGGCGCCGGGCGATGCCGCGTACCAGTTCCCAATGGTCCCAGTCATGCGGGCCGTGCGGGTGCGGGCTCTTGACCCACGCCCAGAGCCTCACGGGTAGACCTGGCCTTTCTTGACCTGTGCGTGCAGGTGTTCGTTCGGCGTGCCAAGGCTTTCCAGAATGACGGTGAACCGCGCGCCGAGGATCTCCGCAAACCGCTTGCGAAACTTCCGCTTTGACGCTGTCGACCCCATGGCGTTGGACGCGGGGGGGCCTTTGGTGCGGAAGTCGATCGCGTCGTCAGTGTAGTGCCGTGAGTGCGTGGAGTGGCGGCTGTCGTTCACCGACGTGATGACCAGCACCGTGGGATATCCGAGGTCGGACTGTGTGGCCAGCGCGCAGTTCTCGATATGCGACAGCGACAAGGTGCGATGGTGAACCCGGACGCCGGCTTTATAGGCGAGCATCAGAACAACCCCGTGGGAATGGCCAGGTAGACCATGGTGGAAAAATACCCGCGGTCGGCATAGCGGAACGCGGCGGCCTCGCCGGTGGCCGGGTCAATGGGCGGCGGCTCTCCGACCGTGAACTCCTCGCCGAGAATGGGCCCGCGTTCGAACCACGCACCGACGCCGACCCGGAAGCCGGCGAGCTCGACCAGGACGCCGGTCCCCGCTGCGCCCAACAGCGTCTCGTCCGACAGCGCGCCGGCGACCATGGGGCCGATGCGGAGGCCGCGCCAGGGCCAGGTGACGTGAGCGGCGGCCATGGGACGCACGACCCCTGTCCCCTGGACGGCGACCCTGGTGACGCCGGTCACGTCCAGCGTGTGCGTGTCGGCTTGCCGGCCGATCGTGTTCATCGTCAAGGCAAAGCCGCCCGAGACGCCCACCTCCTGCGCGACGGCTGAGGCGGTCCAGAGCAACAGCAGCGCCAACGCGATCGGCAGTCTCATCGGGTCACCCGTTCATGCGTCCGAACCGCTCCAGTGGGATCCGGTTCCCCACCACGTCCGCGCAGACCTGCGCCCGTCTCGCGGCCTCGGCGAGGTCTTGCCCACCGCCAGGCCGATCAGGATAGTCCGGGCGGCTGTGTTCGAAGATGCAGATCCCGTGTCCGGTGGCCTCGGCGACCACCACGGCTTGTTCTGTCCGGTCGCGCAACTCGGCGTCGTCGCAGCGTTTCGGCCACTGCTGGAGCCGCACGGCGTGCGGTGGTAAGTGGTTCCAGAGCTGAAACCCGCCTTGCACGTCTGGGTTGCCGTTGTGGTAGCGCGGGGCCCAATGGAACCCGACGTGGCGGCCGTGCGTGTTGACCTCTCGGCAGTAACGACGGATGGCGGGGTTGCGGTCCTGGCCGATCCGCCACTGCGGGACCTCGTTGATCTCCCAGGTGAGGCCCATATACATCGCCACATGCTCGTGCGTGGCGTCGATCACCCGCTGGTCTTCGCTGATGAGTTGAGCGAGCCCACCGCCCTGGTCCATCATCTCGATCGTTTGGCGCTGGTCGTGTAGGCTCAGGCACGGGATCAGACCGGCGGTGCGAGTTTCTATCAGCACGGCAACCAGGTGGTCCAGCGATACATCGCTCTGGAAACAGTCGAACCCACCCCGGGTATAAAGTGGCTGCCAGTTGTCTTGTTGCCCGTTGATCCACACATGGGTCGACCCCTGCGCCTTGGTCCAGGTGAAAAACTCCCGCCGCATCGCCGCCGACCAGGCCAGCAGACTCGGGGAAAAATAGAACACCTGATCAAATAGAAAGTTGCCGCGCCAATTTCCTAGCGTGATCGGCACCATGGGGCCAGGCAATGGGCCAGGCAATGGGTCAGGCAACGGGTCCAGGTCAGCCCCCATCGCAGAAATGGCCTTGCCGTCGGCGTCTCTGTACACCACGACGTTGGCGTCCTTCTCTTGAAACACCAGCGAGTATCCGGGAATGCGGGCAATGATCATGAGGCGATCTTCTTTTCGAGATCCGCTTTCAGGATGCCGAGGTCGACGACCAGGGTTTGTAACCGGTCGATCACTTCCGGCGATGACTGTTTCTCCACGGCGGTGGTCAGCGAGTCGATGCGATCGCCCAGGCCCTTGAACTTGAGATCCAAGACCTCGCGCGTCATGAACGGATCACATGCCTGCTTGATGGACGAGTCCACGGAGCGCATGGTCGAGAGCTGTAGGTACTTGAAACCAGTGGTCCAGATCGCCCCTGTGGCGGGCCGTAATGGCTGTGACCGCCGACCAGGTGAGTGTGACTGCTGATGGCACGTCTGAGATCGCCTCCTCGTTGCCATACGTCGTTTACTCCTTCTCCGGCGTTTACGTGCTGCACGAGGTCACTTTCTAAGATTGCCATTGAAGAGCTTTTGTATATCCTGCTCAGACCGAGATACCCTGCTCTCCAGCGAATCTATCCGCCCAGACGCTCGTTGCACCTCATTGGATAGCGTGTGTAGACGATCTCTCACGCGTTTCGCCTCGTCCGCCGCCTTGGGACCACCGATCGACCCCGACCACGCCCCGGCCCGTAGCACCAGCATGACCACGACCAACATAAGCGTACATATCGCGAGCCACTGCTCCAGCGTGAGCGACATGTAAGACAACCTCCACTTACCACACAAACTGTATCAAGAGCAATATGCAGACCAAGGACAAAACCATAGCGTCCGACTTGCGCTTGACATAGTTTTTCATCGGCATTCCTTTAGGGTTCGATGGCTGTAGCACCGCCGCCTCCCCCCGTTTTATTGCCCCTGCGCCTGCTCGCGTATCGCCCGCAGTTCCGAGTAGAAGTCATGGCTCGTCCGGCTACTGAATGACGCGCGCCGCACCGGGAGCACCTTGTCGCCAAAGGACAACTCCATGGCCTGGACGGTCCGCGTCTCGCTCAGGCCATAGATGTCCAACGTCACCAGCTTGCCGACGCTCATATTGGGGTCGGTACTGTCCATCGATCCGGCCGTGCGTGGCAGGTCATGCAGGCTCAGATGGGCGTCGCCGAGGTTCTCACACCCGGTCTGCGAGAGGCGGCGGTCCTGGATGTATCGTTCCCGGACGCCATAGGTCGACTGACTGGACGCGTCGTTACGCGTGATGAATATATTGACGGCCTCGCCCGGCTCGAGTTGTGTCAGCACCGACCCCGTGCTGCTGGACGGGATCCCCGAGACAAACCCGATCGGCACCACGGACGATCCCGCGGTGATACCCGCCTTGATCGCGCCGGCCCCTGATGCGGGGATCCCCGTCAGTGTCCCCTCGCCGGACGAGCCCGACCGCCCCGTGTAGCTGATCCGCTGCTCCCCAGCCTCAAGCCATCCCCCACCCGACTCAAAATTCTCCAAGTCCAACACTCGGATCGAGGTATCGGCAGGGTTGGCGGCAATGCTGCTCTCCGTGGGCGCGAGGCCGCCCAGCGAGGCATCGGGCACGTTGTCCGTGTACGTCGTGGTGGTGTTGTCGCCGATCTCCCCAACAAAGAAGTATGTCGATCCGCCGTCCTCGGTGCGGTAGATCCGCCGAGAGTCGACGGCCGCGCCCCCGGTGGGAATACTGGAGAGCGACACAGTCTCGCCGCCGGCGGTGTTGGTCCCAGGAGCCTGGGGTCCGAGGGAGGCATCAGGCACCGCGTCGGTGAATGTTGTCGTGGTGTTGTCTGGCACGACCCCAACCAGGAAGAACGTCGACCCCCCACTCTTGGTGCGATAGACGCCGCGGGCGATCGTGCCGGTCCCCCCGGTGGGAATACTGGTCAGATCCCACGCCGCCGCCCCGGCCGCATCCACTGCAGACGCTTTCGCGCCGAGCTCCGAGTCAGCCGCGGTGTCGACATACACGGCCGTGGCGTCGATGGCCTGCACCTCATAGAACGGCCCCCCGGACCCGCCACCGACCACCGACCGACATAGCACACACTGTGCACCAGCGGGGGGGTCTGGCATGTCCGCTGCGGCGAACGACATCGCGGTCTTCCCCGAGGTCACGACAAACGCCACCGCCGTGGCCGTCGACACCAGGGAGTCACCCGACGGCGACCGGTGGAGGTATGTATAGTAGTACGTCCCCTCGGCCATGTTGCCGCCCGTGGTGGCCGTCGATGACGAGTTAGAGATCGCCGTGGTGGGCTTGATGCTGACCGCGCTCTTGTTAGCAAACCCAGCCCCCACAGTGGTCTCCCCGGTCGCCGTAACAAACGAGAATTTCCAGTCGTAGTTGCTCGAGCCAATCGTCAGCCCACCCCAGGTGGTGGCGTCACTTGTCGCGGCCCCGCCACTCGTCGGCGCAGCATGGGCGTCCGGCGTGACCGCGCTCGACGCCGCACTCGGAGCCGTTTCGCCGGTGGTGTTGGCGAACGTGACTTTATAGGTGTAGCTCCCGGCGAGCGCGCCAGACGTGGCCCCCTCGGCGACGGTCGGCGCGGACCCGGGTGCGGCCTCATTGTGCGCCACCGTCGATCCGTCTCCACCGCCCGCCGTACGTCCGGTATAGGTCAACAGTTGCGCGTGGTCGGCCTTGATCGTGCCGCCGGACGCATTGAACATCGACGCATCGGCCACCGCCATGGTGGTCTGCCCCACCGCCACCACGTCCAACACCGTCGTGCCCATGCCCTCCACGTTGATCCGGTTGTAGAGTTGGTCGATATCCGTACCGTGCTGGAAGTTGAAGAAGTAGTTATTACTGGTGTTGATGGTATCCGGGGCCGTCGCGGGGTTGCTGGTGGTGAAAAAATGGATCACTTTGTCGTAGGTGACGAGCCAGTACGCGCCGATCCGGTTGGCGATCCGCGTGAGCGCATCACCAAGCGGCACTTGGGTAAACTGGATCTCGTCAATGGTGGCGAGCGAGGCCTGGATCGATGTGGTGAACCCCGCCGGGCCGTAGTCCGTGATCAACGTGCCGACGATAGAGTCAGCGGCCGTCGACGTAAACCGCGCGGTCACCAGCGCGGCGTTAATGTCAAAGGTCCAGTCAACACATTGCAATTGGTAGACGATCCGCCCCTGGTCCAGCTTGAACCGGGAGACTTCCACCTTGGTGATCTTGCCCCTGAATAGGCGCTCGGTGATGACCGACTCGCCGATAATGATCTCCTCGTCTACCGACGGCGTGAACCCAAACACTTCGATCGAGGCCGTGTTGGGGTTCTGGTTGATGCGCTCGCTAACCCGAACTGACTCCAGGATAAAGTTGGTATCACGTACCGTGCTGGCGATCGTGAGCGTGGCGCGTGCCATATCTCATCCAGACAGCGCACCGAGACGACTACCTGTCGCCATGAGACGCGAGATCTTGTCGGCGAGCCGTTGCAGCGCGCGGTCGTTTTCAAACACGGCCCCCTGCGCGTTGACCGTCACAGCGATCCCCCCAGCGCCCGCCGTCGGGAACGGGTTCGGAATGCGCGTCTGCTCGAAAACTCCGTCCGTGCTGAACCCACCCCATGGGATGGTGACCGGGATCGCCGTATCTGACGCCGCGCGGCCGCGCGAGACACTGGTCTCGTGACGCGTGTCAACGGATGAGCCGATCACAGACCTGGGTCCATCCGTGGGGGCCATCGCGGAGAGACGCGCAGCCACGCCATCCAACAGCACCGAGGTGCGCACGAGTCCGGCTGACATGCGATCCAGGGAGTCAAAGACGGAGTCATTCGCCGCCACGACCGCCGGCGAGCCATCCACCAGGGCCTTTTCGGATGCGGTCAGGCCATCAGCGGCCGTGGACGCATTCGCATACGACGACGCCAACGCCCCGAGTGCGGTTTTGGCCGCGTCGATAATGCGCGCGTTCCGGTCGAACTGGGCCGCGTGCTTGTCGGCTTTGTCGGTAAAGACCTGTTGGGCCTGTGCCGTCGCCTCGATCATCAGCCGCAACTCGAGGTAGGCATCTGACGACTGTAAAATGGACCCCGGCAAGATGCGCTCAAACGCATCGATCGCCGCCAGGTTCACACGCAGCAGTTTATTGATGCCGCCTTCCAGGCTGGCCAGGATGCGGAAAAACCCGGACTGAAACGCGTTCCACACACCCTGGACGACGTTGACGGTATCGGCCAGCACGATCGCCGCCTTGGCCACATGCACGAACAACTCGCCCACGCCCGGGAGGTTCTCTTTCGCCACGGTGGCGAACTGCTCGATCGCCCCCGCCACGCCCTCAGAGCTCAAAAGATCGTTCATCTCCGACAAGCCGTTGCGCGTCTGCTCAAATAGGGGTTTGAACGCTTCGCCGAGCAGGATGTCGACCGTGTCTTTGAACGTCGACACGACCCCGTCCCATGTGCCGGCCTGCTTGACCATCGACCCGGTGAACTTGCCGAGCGTCTCCTGGAACACGGAGAAGATCTCATCACCGGTTGCCCCAGCCTTGGCCAGGTCTTCCATTTTCGTTCGGGCTTGTGGCGACAAGACCGCCAACTCGGTCAGTCGGGCCGCGGCCTCGCCAAACGGCCGGCCGCCTTGCAGGTTGGCAACCAAACGACCGGTCCAAAACCCCAGCTCGTTGATCGGGACCCCGGCACCTGCGGCCGCGTCGCCGATCAGCGTCAGGTTCGCGGTGGTGTTGAGTGCGTCCCCGCCAAAGGTCTGCATCAGGCGGGACGCTTCGATGATCGGGCCGGTTTCGAACGGGGTCAGCTTGGCGAACTCGAACAAGCCCGCCACGTGGGCCTTGGCGCGATCCGCGTCGCCCATCAACGTCTCGAATTGCAGCGTGGACGTTTCCAGCGTCGCATTCATATCGAACGCCGCCCCGACCGCAAACCGAAAAGCCCGACTGAGACCGGCGACCGCCGCAGCCGCCACGGCCACGCCGCCAAAGGCGGCGACCATCTGCCCCACCGACGCCCCGGACTTCGTCGCCGCCTGGCCAACGTCCTTGATCTCGCTCTCGACGCGGTTCAGCTTGCGGACGGCTCCCTTCTCGTCCACGACCACGTCGATCTTGAGTTTGCGATCAGCCATCGTCTGTCGGTGGTGTCAATATCTGGCGCATGACCTCAAGTCGGGCGACCAGATCGGCGCGTGCCTCGCCGCTCCAGCCCTCAGTCAACGCGGTGAGCGTGTACGGCACCAACCCCCAGTCGTGCACCAGTTGGCTATTCAGCGCCCCCCAGACCTCCCACGCATCGACGTTGACATCCTCGAGCGCGGCCCAGCGGTGATGCACGTCGCACTGGTCACAGTCGAACGCTTCCGGATTGGCCTCGAGCTCATCCGGTTCGGCTCGCTGGCAGCACGGGGAACTGGTCCCCTGCTCGACCCACCACAGCAGGAACGTCCGCAGGTTGACGAAACGTGTCCGGGCCTCTCCCGGTCACCTCCACCCCGAACACCGCTTGCACGATCTGAAGCCGGATCCGGTCGTCGAGCGCCTCGACGGTCTCGGGCGTACAGACCAGCTCTTGATCATCAGCCCCCACAAACCCACGCCACGACTGCACGATGTCCGCGGCGATCTCGTCGGCCACGGCTTGATCGTCAACCACATCGACCATGCGGTGCGTCTTCGGATCCGCCACCCGCGTGGTGTGCCGCTGGCGATACTCTCGGGCCTCGGCCTTGGTGATCACCCGACAGGTGACCACGGCGTCTTCGATCAGCTCGCCGGTATCCGGGTCGCGCACGACGTGTTCGAACGTCTGGCCGGCGCGGCTCGTCCCGTCGCCGTTGTGTGACTGCGTCTTGATCGGCATAAGCCCCCAGGTTATGCGAACGGGTTCGCCGACCGCTCGCCGGTGGTGATGACATACACCAGGTCCGTGCCCGTCATGCCAGTCGGGGCCGAACTGGTGCCGATGCACTTGAACCGGGTCGTGGGGGCCACCTGGCCCGCCCCGCCCGGCACTGCCGCCACATACCCATCGTCCGGGATGTAGACGTGCGGAAACTCCATGAACAGCCCGTAGGTGGTCGCCAGCGCCCCGATGGCGGGCCCGGTAAACGTGAGGTCGCATTTGTACGGGGTGGCCACACGCTGGGCCGCGAAGAACGCCACCGAGTCGGTGTCATACCGAGAGAATGTCACCTCGATCTCACACGTCGGGAAAGCGCTTTCCTCGGGCTCGACGATCGTGGTTTGCCCACCGGCCTGGACCGTATCCAACGGCTGTTCGAACTTGACCTTGAGGCTGGAGATCGAGTGCGCGTCACTCGCCCCCAACGCCCCGCCGGCCTGGGCGTTGATGCGGAATACGACCTGGTGAAAGAACCACCGTTTCCCGAGCGTGGGGAACGTCAGCGCGTCGGTCTGCGTGGTGTCGTTGATCGACGACCCTTCGATCTCCATATCGCCCAGGAAAAAGAAGTCCAGCTCCATGCGCCCGTTGTCGGCGGAGCGGATCTCAAACCCGGTGCACTTGGCCCCCGAGACCTCGTACACGTCTTGGCTCTTGTTCGTGACGATCGAGCAGTAGAGCCCGGTCTTGTTCGTGGCCGGGGCGAACGTGCCCGTGTAGGCCGTGGTGGCCCCGTCCTGGGTCGGGGTCGTGTTCCCCGTCCCAAACGCCAGCGCCCACAGCGGGTTTAGAAACGTGTCGAAGTAGTGCATGTGGAGCGGGATCTTGCCCGTCACGGCGGTCATGTCCGAGACCTGCACCGCCCCGATGAAGTTCTGGCCGGCGCTGTCATCCTCGACGACCATCCGTTGCATTTGAAAGTCCAGGTGATCGCGCACATAGTGCCCGTCGCCCGATCCCACGGCGGTGGCGTTGGCGGTGCCGGTGCCCCAGGATCCCGACGTGGCGATGTTCACCCCGACCTTGATGTTGCGCGCATTGACGGCCATCTATTCCTCCTTCTTCGACTGTGGCAGTCGCCAGTGCGTGGCGTTGTCTGTCACGAGACATTCCAACAGCTTGGGATCCGGGCACGGATAGACACGCCCCGGCGAAAGCGACCCAAAGACGGGCGACTCTTGCCCCTCGGGGCCAACGTATTCCACGGTGGGCACGGTCTGTGTCTTCGCCATGTGTCTCTCCCTACGACGTGCTCAACGTGTAGTCATAGTCGACCACGAACGAGGCCGAGGCGATCAGCGCGTCGAGGCCGTCGATCTTCCGCATCTCTCGACCGATCAGCGTCGCCATGTAGCTGTTCGCGGCCCCGTCGGCGATGAGATAGCGTTCCAGGGTGACCAACCGCGTCTCCATGGCTTCCTGGGCTGACTGCCCGTCCAGCTTCAGCCGTGACGCCAACCACACGATCAACGTGTCCATGCGTACCTCGGCGTTGTTGGTCTGTGACTCCGACTCAGTCAGGCCCCCATCCTCGACCCAGTAACGATCGTCGACCGTCGCGTTGGGCTGCACGTCGAACGTGAACGGCTGCGTGGTCTGCGTCAGGCTCAGTGGCTCGTCTTCGATCACGAGCTGAAAGCGGTCGATGATGGCCTTGAGCGTGGTGGTCGCCATTCACGCCGCCGATCCTTTGGTCCGCACGGGTGACCGCTGCGTGTGCTTCTCGCTGTCCATCCAGCGTCGGAAATGCTTCTCGTCGATCACGTCGACCATGGCGTGCCCGCACTTGACCGCCGGATCCAGCCACACGCCGAACCCGGCCTCTTTGGCCTTGCGGCAGAACGGCACGTCCTCGGAGACCATCGGCCAGCCCTCGGCGTTGTTCTCATAGTGGAACCACGGGCGCTCGCCGATCTGGCGGAAGATGTCGACATCAACCAGCGTGCACCCCATGCCCACGACCTCTTGCGGCCGCAGCGCGGTCTCACCGCGCGGCCAGTCCTTGTCGTGCGTATAGATGTTGACGCCCTCCGACTCGGTGACCGGGCCCCGGAGCGCGATCGGATAGTACGGCGGCCACTTCTGGACATAGAGCCCGCTGACGATGCCCTTGTCATGATGCGCCAACATCCGCTTGAGCGTGTCGGTGGGCCAGATCATGTCCGCGTCGAGATACAGAATATGCGTGAACCCTTCCTTGAGCGCAGCCACGCCGACCATATCCCGCAAGGCATCCACACGCGGCGAGCGGTAGAACCAGGCAAAAGACACCTCGGTGAACCCATGGGCCTCTCGGGCCTTGTCGACACGGTCACCCCACCCCAACTCCATCAGGCTTTCCGTGGTCTTCCGATAGACCACGGGCAGGTTGTGACAGATGGCCACCAGGCAGCGTCTATCCACGGAGCATCCTGACCGGCCCTCGGGCCTCGGTTTGCTTTTCTTCCTCACTGACCCCACCGGACAAGTCCGAATCCAGCGGGATCCGCGTCTCGGCATAGAGCGTGCGCGCCATATCCAGATACCGATCGGCCTTCTCTTGCCAGCGCTCCGGCTCCGTCGCTTGCAGCGCCAGACCGTTGCAGATGTGATACAGCGACAGCCACACCGCGCACCGCTTTAGGGCCAGCGGCGGCTGAAGGCACAACAGCTGGTTGGCAGCGGTGCCGGCCGTGGGGGCGGCAGAGACCGACAGCTCGACCCAGTACCACTCTTGGCCCTGGCTGTCGATGTCTCGGCGCTCCCAGTCGGTCGGCTGCTTCCAGGTCACCCGCCCCGACTGCGTCAGCGTGATGGCGGCCGGGCTCGTCCCATCAGCGATCGTCAACGCCGTCCACTGGGCCTTGCCCCAATACTTGACCGTTAGGGTGGACGTGGCCGAGCTCACCGAGTCGAGCAGGCCAACATGGACGCCGGTAAACGCATACGGCGCGCCGATGTAGATCCGGTCGGTGCCGAACGTTGCCAGGATCGTGGCCAGATCCACATCCTCGGCGGTGTCGTTGCTCGCCTCGGACGTGATGTCCGTGTAGGCCGACCCGGTGTACCCCAGCACGATGGCCGGATCGAACCGGTCGCGCACCTGGTCGGTGACGCCCGGCACGTCCGGGTGGTCGCGCTCGAGCCAGATGGCGAGATCGTTCTTGGCCTCGCCGCGCTGATCGGGCCACTCGTCCCGACCCCATGGGGCCCCGGCGTCGATCGCCTGGGGTTCCAGGGCGCCGATGTCCAGGTCCGACACGAGCGGTAATTGCGCCCAACTCATAGCTGCCTCATGACACGTAGAGCGACTTCACATCGACGGTGTAGACCAACGGCCAGTCGTCGCCGCTGGACGGGTTGAACACGATCTCGAGCCGGTGTTTCCCCGGTGTGGCAAACGCCGACGCCGGCACGGTGTACAGAAAGTTAAACCCGGTCCCGTCCGCCGTCCACCGCGGATCGTCGCTGGTCGTTTGCAGCGTGTCGAACACCACGCTGGACACGGTCAGCGCGGCGGCGTTCAGCGTGGGGTTGTCCGCGTCCTTGATCGGGAACACCGACGCCGCGATCCCGCTAAAGTCCGCTTGTAGAATGTAGGCCCCGGTGTTGCCGCGCAGACGGGCCATGATCGTGAGGCCGGTATCCTCCCACACGCTGGCGACCAGGATGGCGGTGGTCTTGGGCATCTAGCAGGTCTCTCCGATCTCCGGCCCTGGGATGAACGGCAACGCCTTGTCTGGCCCGGCCAGGAACGCGGCGGACTGCTCCAGGCACAACGGCGTGGCCGGGTTCACGCCGGCCTTGGCCACAAACGCCAACACCTGGCCCATGGTGCCGTTGAGGATCAACGCCGTGATCTGGTTGCCGCTGAATGCCATGGCTACACCACGATAAACGTGTCGTTATTCCCGGGAGCCTCGGTCATCGCCGTGACGGTAAACGACCCGTTTGACCCGACCAGCGAGTAGTCTGTGATGTCCGTCGCCTGCCCCGCCAGAACGCCCGAGGTCCACACCACGATCCGGCCGTTGTAGTGGTCGGCCGTCGCCTCGGTGATGTCGTCCGCTTCGAACGTCGTCGTGGTCGACGCGGTCGAGGCGGTGTCGACCGTGCCCGGCACTATCTGACCCGCCGAGAGTGCCAGCCGAGCCGCCCCCGTCGCGCCCAGTGCGTCCGTGATGACCTTGATGGCGTCCACCACGGTATCCACGGTCGCCAGGCTGGCCGCGGTGGCCAGGGCCGCATCCGTGATCGCCGTGTCGGCCTCGGCGTTCACCTCGGCTTTCATGCCCGTGCTCATCCCGCCGAGGTCCGTCAGTCCAGCCCCGGCCGCGCCGATCACCGTCGTGTCGACCAGGGTGGCCGCCGTGTCTACCTTCACAGCCGCAATATCGGCGCTCACGTCTGCCGCCGGGGAGCCTAGCTTCGGCTGCATGTCGGCGGTGTCGACGAGAATGGCCGCGGTGTCCACCTTGGCGGCGGCGATGTCAGCCGCCAGGTCCGCCGCCGGCGAGCCCAGCTTGGGCTGCATGTCGGCGGTGTCAACCAAGATGGCGTCCACCACCGTGTCAACCGTGGCGAGGTTGGCGGCTGTCGCTAATGCGCTGAGCCCAGCACCCGCCGAGCCAATCTCAGCAGTATCAATCAACGTCGCCGCTGTATCGACCTTGACCGCTGCGACGTCCGCTGCGAGGTCAGCGGCCGGCGTGCCGATCTTGGGCTGCATGTCGGCCGTGTCCACCAAGATGGCCGCCGTGTCCACCTTCGCCGCCGCGATGTCAGCCGAGACGCTAGCGCCGGCCGGCGCACCCGACACGCGGTTGGCAATGGAAAACACCGCCACAAGCGGCGACACGGTGTTGCCGTTGACCGTGATCGCGTTGATCAGCACCCAATAATCACTGCCAGCGGCATAGAACCCCGCGTGCGTGTTGTCGCTGAGGTCGATCGAGATCCCATGCAGGCCCGTCACGCCGTCGAAGTCGATCCCATCGGTGTCGAGCAGGGTAAAGCCTGCATCAGAGGTCCGCTGTGTGGTGCCGCCGTCCTTGTACACCTCTACATCAGTCGTCGCCAGGCCGGTCATGGTGATCGGCACACCATTCAGCGTCGACTCAAAGGGGATATAGAGCGTCGCCCCTGTCGCGAAATCTCCTAAGTTAAGCATAGCTGTCCCACTGGTGGCCTCGTCTACGCCTCACGCGCCTTGCGCTTCTCGGCCGTGCGATCCTTCCGGCTGGCGACGGCGCGTGGCCGTGCCGGTGGGGCTGGGAGCGCCTCGGACGTCTGCGCTGTCGCAAGGATCTGAGTAGCCACGTTGGCACAATCACTGATCACAGTCAGCGAGAGCCTGAGCCGGACATTGTCGGCCATGTCGAGCTTGACGTCGCGGATCACGCCGAGTAGAAAGCTCATTGCGGTCGCCGGGGTGGCCTGCTGCTGCTCTGTGGCCCGCCTGAGCCGATCTAGGGACGCATCAAGCGTCTGTCCTGGCGGTATGGCGTCGACTGCCACTGGGCTGCCCTCACTACTACTGGGCATCTGCCCATGCCTTAAGCTTGGCGCGCTCAGCCGACTGCGCTCGCGTAAACTTTGTCGGCACATCCATGGCGTCTACCTCGGCGCGCACAGCCTCGCTCGCCCACGTATCCAACACGCCACCAATGCGCGCCTGGGCATAACCATCGAAGGCCAGCGCGGGGAGCGGGTCGATCGGCGGATCTGCGGCCGCTCCGAGCGCGTTAATCTCTGACTGCTGCTTCTGCGCGATCTTGAAATAGCGCTGAATCGCCGCCTCTTGCGCGTCGTCGAGGTTGATCGTGATCTGTCGTGCCATGTTCTCGTTGCTCCATCGCGAGCAGCGCCCGAAGTTGGGTCGTGGTCACTCGCACACCATTAGACGAATGCGATCTCGTGTTCGGTTCCCGCGCCGTCCTGGAAATAGATCTTATTATCAGTCTTCGTGTAGAGGCGTCCGTAGTTCGTGATAGCGGTGGGCGTCGTGGTTTCGAGCATGAACAGGACCCCGTCCGCATCGAACCCCACCTGATCGGTCCCTCCGACCTGACCCCGCAACAGGTAGCTCCGCCCGGGGGAGGCCGTGTCCGTCAGATTGATGAGGAGTCCGGTGTCGTCGCCCGACGTGGCCTTGTTGGTCGTATATTGAAGATCGAAGGCGATCTCGTTCCCTGTCGCCGCTATTAAATCTGGCGCAAGATCAACAGTTCCATCCGCGCAGTCTACGCTTAAACCCGTCGTGAGATCGCTAATCTTTCCTATGTGGACTTCCTGGGCATTTGTCGCGATGTGGATATCACGCGTAGCCATGTAGATCGTGTTCGTTGCCGTGCCACCGGATATCCGCAAGTCGGTATTTGATCCGGCTCCCCCTATATGAACCGTTCCCGCACCGATGAACCATTTGTCGCTTTGCACCTTTAGCGTGGTGTCGGTGCCGGAGACGTCGAAGGTCCAGAGGTTGCTAGCATTCGCCCCGTCTGACCACGTGAGTGCGTCCTGGGCCGTGCTATCGAAACTGCCACCCCCGGCCGCTTGGAACGTCGGCGCGACACCGACACCGTTCGAGGTGAGGACGTGCGTGGCCGTGCCGACCGCCACGGTCTCCGCGACACCCGTGGCGGACCACGTGATGAGTTCGCCATCGGTGCCATTCGCGAGGCCGGTGACCGGGAGTCCCGTTGCATTCGTCAGTACCGCTGCTGACGGTGTACCAAGCGCGGGAGTCACGAGAGTCGGAGACGTGTTGAAGACGAGCAAACTTG